AATGTGTTGCGTTGGTGGTCTCTTTTGTAAACCACCTGCTTCTGTAGAGTATCCATTAATCTGTTCCTCTAGCTGTTCTGCATGACGCAACTTAGGTGGTTGTTGAGATATACCTGCAATGAGGTTCTTAATGGTTTGCTGTACAAGTGCCATCTGTTACCCCCTATTCATATAAGTTTGTATTGCAGGGTTCTGAATGATATTAGATTGCTCTAAAGTTATTTCTGCTTCCATCATCTGCATATACGCTTGAGACTCTTCCTTTTGAAGCTCCTGCATAATCGTAGGGTCTCCTAAGTAACGTGCGACAAAATGGTTAGCTGTGCGTACAGTAATATATTGTCGGAACACTTGTGGCATTTCTTCAAAAGGTACATATTGAATTACTTTAGCTTCCAGTGGTGAGTCGAAGCGGTCGTTGTTGTTAGTTACATCGAATAACCACTCATCACGCTTGCGTACTACTCTCTTGTCGGTAAACTGAATAGACAAGATTGAGTCGTCCCATAAGATACGCTTAGAGTGCTCATCAGGAATTAAGATGAATGGATCTATAGTATTAAACGTCCACCCCATTACCTGTATAGCTCTCATTTCAGCTTCTAACATTCGTATTGCATTTAGACAATCGACATTCTCACTGTTCTCTAAAGTGTCTATAGGAGCTTCACCCATAGCTCCAATAATTTCGTTCACTGCGTCCAGTTTGGATAGTGGTGTTAAAATCATGTGTTCTCCTTTAGACAAAAAAGGGGATAGCCATAAGACTACCCCCTAGAGTTACTTTAGATTATTTAGCCAAGATAATACCAGAGGCTTCAGGACGTAAACCGCCATGACCTACTGCGTTCTTAGCAATAATCATATCTGCTTGCAACTCAGCACGGCGAGCGTGTTCTAATTGCAAGTCTTTAAGTTTTACAGTTGCTACTGCTGTACGATGAGCACAAACTGCTAATGCATTTGCATAGTCAGCAGGGAACTCATGACCTTCAGGAGCTGTACCAAGCATACCTGTTTTGTCAGCACCGCCTGCTTTCAAGTGTGGTACTGCGACAATTTTGAAGCCACAGAGTTTATCAATGTTACCATCGACAATAGTTGCTACTGCACCATA